AGTAGCATAGCAATAAGTAATTTTCTCATGTTTTTGGTTTGTCTTTGTTTGCCATAGGACATACAGGAGGTTTGCTTCCACCATTCTTACCAGTAGTAAGACCAAATGTGGCCAATGCTCCCGTAAAAACGCTGGCTACAAAAGTGATGTCAGAGTTACCAGATTTCTTAACCATAGGTATATCTACATAGTTCATGGTAATGATAAATCCAGACCATACTACTACACCTAATCTTACAAAAGTGCCTAGTATTTCTATTTGATGTTCTTTATCTTCTACAACATCCTTTATCTTTTTTGTGAAACTTCTTGGCTGTCCTTTAATAACTTTTTCTTCTTCCATTTATCAACTTTACCTTGTATAAACTTTTGTAGTTTTTTCTTTATGGTGTCAAAAAACGGTTGAGCAAACGTAGTTACAGCTACGGCAGATACCGCTGCATAGCTTGCAGCCACTACTACCTCTGTGGTAGGTAGTGGTACATCTATGTTTATCATTGGTATGTTTATGCTCGGTGCTGGTTGTTCCGTAGTTTCTGTAGCCTCTGGTTCTGTACCCTCTGGCTCTCTAAGATCGCTAGGAGGTACTACCAAAGGTACATAACTAGGAACGTCAGCAGTGGGTAGCGGTATAGATATTGTTTCAAACTTTTGTGCAGGTGGTAACTTTATGGTAGGTATTTCCACTATCTGTAAGGGCTTTCACCTAATAAAGTTGTATTCCATTCTGCTTTTAACTCATCTTCATTAGTTGCATTATTTATAGCAGTAGTAGCAGTTGCATCTCTTAGTTCCTGCTTTTTTGCTACAATAGCACTTGTGTCTGCTGAAGTCTCCATTGCTCTTTGAAACTGTACATCAAGATCTGCAAAAAGAGGGGCTCTTGCATGCCTAATTCTTTGTTTGTGCATTTCTTTAGCTTTTGCTAAATCTATTTTAACAATACTCATGCTCCTACTCCATCTGTTAAATCTGCTTCGTCAACGACCCAAGCATCTCTAAAATCTTTGTTTGCTGGTAAGTCGGACTTTTCTATATACTTAAATTTTTTACCAGTAGGCACATCTTTTAGTGCTATCTCTTCGAGAGTGTAAAACTCTCCTGTTGCTGGATTTATTTCTGAGCCTACACCACAAGGGTTTATTACGGAACAAATACCGTTATCTTGGCTCCAAACTATTCTTTTTGTTGTCATCGTACTACTATAAATCCTGTTACTTCTGCGTTTGTCATGTTATTATCTGTAAATTTTCTAGTTCTTATGTCTACAAATCCTACAGTATGATCTGCTCTATTTCCTGTAGTTACGCAGTTATCATCACCTCTTGAACCACTTGAACCACCTGACATTCCAACAAGAGCATAGTTAGTATCAGGAAAGTTAGTACCCCAGTTAATTCTAAATTGACCAGTACCGTTGTCTCCAATACTAGATACATTACCTTTACCATGTGTTACATCATCTTCATCATCATAGTTTAACCATGCCCTAACTGGGTATGATGCAGCTACGTTAGAGTATGCACCACCATTACTGCTATTAGCACCCTGCACGTAAAGTATACCATTTTGGTGCATTGTGTAGTGATGGTCGTTATCAATGTTAAAGTGTAGATCTCTACTGCTACTACCAGAGTTTACGAGTTCTGGGCCAGATCCAGAGCTTGCTGCAAATGTTACTTTTTCACCAGTTGATACACTTACGTTAAAACCATTGGTATCCAAGTGACCACCTAGCTGTGGTGATGTGTCACCGACTAAATCTGTGTTAACAGAGTTGCCAGATGCTGCTGTAATACGTCCCTGAGTATTTACAGTAAAAGAAGGTATAGATGTTGATGAACCATATGTACCAGCACTTACACCAGTATGTGACAACGCAAAGTCGTCTACAGAGTCAATAATATAGTGTTCAGAGCCAATAGAATCATCTGCTATTTTTGTACCATTTATGATGTCTGCCGCTAAGTGAACACGGTCAATAGACCCATCAACATAGTGTTCAGAGTTTATTTGATTGTCAGCAATCTTACCAGATGTAACGCAGTCAGCTGCTAATTTAGTTGTAGTAACTTCACCAGCACGTAGTTGAGCTGTACCTACTGCATTATCTGCTATTTTACTTTGTGTAATATTATCATCTGGTATCTTAGCTGTAGTGACTGCATTATTAGATAACTCAGTTGTACCAACTGCTCCAGCTCCTATTTTTGCTTGAGTTACTGCATCATCTGCAATCTTAGCTGTAGTTACGTTTGCATCTGTAATCTTTGCAGTTGTAACTGAGTTTACTGATAGTTTGTTTGAATCTACAGAGCTATTTGTAAGTTTAGAATTACTTACACTATTACTAGCTAATTTAACTTCTGTGACGTTTGCATTTGCAATCTTAGCTGTAGTTACATTGCTATCTGCTATCTTAGCTGTAGTTACAGCAGAATCTTGTATTTCAGTAGTTCTTACAGCATCTTGAAAAATATGCTCGTTACCTATTGCATCATTAGCTATCTTTGTACCGTTTATAGCATCAGTAGCTATTTTAGCTGTTGTAACTGCACCAGTAGCTATTTTAGCTGAAGTAACTGCACCGTCAATTATTTCATTTGCACCAACAGAGTCATTTACCATTTTAGCTTGTGACACAGAGTTAGTAGCTAACTTAGCATTTGTAATTGCAGCATCAGCTATTTTAGCTGTAGCAATAGAGCCTGTACCTAATCTACCAGTGATAGTTGCGGAAGATACATTAGCCATATCCTCTGCTGCTACTGGATGTCCTCCAGCAGTTGAGCCGTCATGTACGACAAGTGTTTCCTTGTCTGTATCTACAGTAACTTCACCTTCGGCTCCAGTAAAGCTACCATGTTGCGTAGTTGTACCACGTCTTAGTTTTAATAATTTTGCCATTTATAGAGTTCCGAAGTCGATTTGTAAGTTGTTTCCACTGATAGTTGCTACGTCAGTTAAGTTCTTGTCATTACAGTCTAATGCAGCAGCTAGCTCAGGTGAAGGATCATGAAATAGGGATGCAATTCCAGGAGATATACCTACAAACGCACCGCCTGTATAATAGCTAAGAACATTTGATCCAGTATTATACCAAAGATCTCCAGCACTAGGAGATGAGGGTGTACTACTTTGTATTACATACTCAGCAGCATATCTGTTTACATCACCTATAGATGCAGCAACGGTGTTAATGTTTGTTGCGTTAGATACTGCACTGTTAATATTAGAAGCGTTAGAAACTGCACTATTAATATTAGACGCATTATTAGCTACAGCAGTGATATTACTGTTGTTTCCAGCTACTGCATTTATATTAGTTGCGTTAGCTTGTACAGCGTTTATATTTGTAGCATTGCCAGCCACAGCTGTAACATTAGATGATATACCAGCAACAGTTGTTATATTACTAGATATGTCTGCTAGTGTGTCCATATCAGACACGATTGCTGAAGTAGCTAGTGTATTTAAGTCAGCTACAACATCTGTAGTTCCAAGAATAGCTAAGTCAGCGACAGCATCAGCAGTACCTAGTCTACCTATTTCTGTTGCTTTACCAGCTACAGCTCCAATGTCAGTTGCATCAGCAGCTACATTATTAATGTTTGTAGCATTAGCAGCAACTGCGTTTACGTTAGCTATAGAACCAGCAGTTGTATTTACATTTGCTATAGCATTACCAACTGTATTGACGTTTGCAATATTAGTAGCAACTGTGTCTATTTCAGATGTACTTTCGTTTAGATCATTAGCAACTGTATTAACATTAGATATATTTGTAGCAACTGTATTTACAGAGTTATTACCAGATCCTGTATTAACTGCGTTAGTTATAAGACCTAAATCTTCTGTAAATGTTATATGTCCAGCTACAATATTAATGTTAGTTAAATCAGACTGATTAGGTGTAGCAGCACTAAACCCATCACCAGAACTACCATCATAGATCATTAACACTTTGTTAGATGAACTATCAAACCATAAATCACCAACTTGTAGTGATGAACTGTCAGCTCTAGTTGTAGGTGCTGAAGTACTTATTTGATATAAGTCAGCAAAATTATTTATATCTACTACGTTTGCACCAGCTTGTACAATATTAGTAATGTTGTTTGCAACCGTTGCTACTTGTGTAGCTACTGGTAATAATCTATGAAATGCGTATGTATGATCGGTAGCAGTTGTTTCTACCAAAAATCCAAAACCTTGAGGTATGGTAGCTGTTACACCTGTAATAATAACTGCATTTCCAGTTCCTCTACCATTTGCAATAGTTAGAGTTGTGCCAGATTGCGGAGCTAAAGCTGTTGAAGCTGCTTTAACTGAAACAATAGTTCCACCCTTTGCCGAACCACTGGTATTTATATCAGGGTTGGTTGTAGGAAAACTTGTTTCGTTATCTATTGGTACAAAACCACCTACGTCATCAACAAGCTCAATAATACGTAAATCTATCGCACCAGTGGTAGCTACTTTAGTATTATCACTAGACCATGTAACACCACTTGTAATAGTTTCACTAGAGTCTTGTCTAAGAAATGCAGATTCTGCAGCAGCAGTTGTATAAAATGTAGTATCATTTCCAGTATGGCTTGCTTGCTCACTATCTGTTACAATAGTTGAATCAGCAATTTTTGACATAGTTACTGCTTCGTCTGCTATTTTAGCTGTAGTAATATTAGCGTCTGCTATTTTAGCTGAAGTAATATTGCTGTCAGCTATCTTAGCTGTAGTAACCTGATTAGCTCCAATTTTACCAGTTGTAACTGCATCATTTGCAAGTTTAGCTGTAGTAACATTAGCGTCTGCTATCTTAGCTGTGGTGACATTATGGTCAGATATTTTAGCTGTAGTAACTGACCCAGTAGCTAATTTACCAGCAGTAACATTGTCGCTTGCAATCTTAGCTGTAGTAACAGAAAGATCTGCTAGTTTTGGTGTAGTTACTGCCCCATCTTCTATCTTAAGTGTAGTGACTGAATCAGTAGCTAATTTACCAGTAGTGACATTGTCGTTTGCAATTTTAGCTGTGGTTACTGCATTATCTATCAAAGGTGTAGTACCGATAGAATTAGGAGCATAATGTTCTGAACCTATTACATTGTTGGCTATTTTATCACCATTAATAGCATCGTTAGCAATCTTTGCTCTTGTTACATTTAAGTTGTTTAGCTTATCTGTAGTTATTGCTCCATCTGCTATCTTAGCTGTGGTTACATTTAGATTATTTAGTTTAGGTGTAGTTACTGCTCCATCAGCTAACTTTGGAGTTGTAATAGCACCGTCAGCTATGTCTACTGTAGCTATTGTACCGTCTACTATATTAGATGAAGTAACATAAACAGAGGATATTTCATCTCCGTTCCATATAGCCCCTTCTATTTCTAGGGCTTTATTTCTACCATCTTGTGCTGTAAAGTTAGACTCAGTGGCAGAATTGTTAAGATCTGTGGCTCTTATAGTGCTGCCACTCGCAAAGCTAGTATATGAACTGTCTGCATCTCTTGTTCTACGTTCACAAAATACTACTGCACCTTGTGGTAGGGCAGAGTTAAACGTAATGGTGTTGTTATCGCTGGAAAGTTGGTAGTTATATAAAGTTGTACCTGCTGAAACTGCAGGGAAATATAATCCATCTGTATTATTCACCTGTGGGTGACTAGAAGTTGCAGTACTACCAGTAGACTGGCGTAACTGTTTTACTCTAGTACCACCCGACAATGTGACATAAACATCTAGATCATCTTGGTTATTCAGTTGTATACTGACAGGACTAAATACTGTTGTAGTTGCATTAGTCGTGGCAGGGAAAAGTTTTTTAGTTGTAACTGCCATTGATAATCAATGTTATTTCGGAAATTTGTTTATTAAATATTGTACTGTATTAAAATTACCTTCTTTTGTTAAAGATTTTTGAGCTTTAGCTACTGCTAATCTTTGATCTAAGTCTGGATACTCATATCTAAGTTGTTTAATAGCTCTTTCTTTTGCTCTATTAAATATCTTTCTTACTGCATTATAGAAAGGTGTATCACTAATTCTAGCACCATCTCTATTAAGTAAACCTCTGTCTTTATAATCTTGTACTTGTGCTTTAAATTGAGAGTTATTAATCAATTTTTCTAAGTCATTTCTAAAAGTTACGTCCATAGACATAAATCTTTGAAGTTCTGACCTTTCAAAACTTGTTAAAGGTTGACCATTATACTGAGTAACCTCATCTGGTAAGTTAAAGTTAATGTCCATTAGTGCCTGTTTGACAGGATCACCTTCAGCTATGTTTATTGCTACAGGGCTAACTGCATTAAATATACGTAACCAAGGAAAGTTTGCATTAGGCACAAACTTTTTACCAGACCTATCCTTAGATAGTATGTCATATTTAGCTGGTAAAGAGTTTTTTAGACCTAAATCACGTTTAAATAACAACTCAGCAAAGGTATTTGCCTCTACTTGATGAGCTTGCATCATATCACCTAGGGATGATAACAAAGAACGGTAAGGTAAACTAGATCTACCTAAACCTGCTAGTACGTTTGTAATCTGTGACCCTGAACTATCAGCGTTCATAAGTGTAATTAAGTCATCAACACCCGCAAGCATGGACTTATCAACAAGAATAGAACCAAACATAAACGCAATCTTTTGTGTCATCTGATCTCTTTCATCTTCACCTAGTAAATGCTGATTAGTTGCAAAGTTAGCACTAAGAGAAAACAGTGTGTTAAAAGGTTCTAGAGTTCTATAGGATACATATATTGGTTTTTCATCAGTACCAAACTTAAATGAGTTAGGTTGTATCTGATTAGATCTCCATTGCTCTCTAGTTTCTCTATCAAACGGTAAATCTCCAGTAACTTTACCATTTAGTGCTAGATAGGCAGTAATACCCATCAAAGCATTACCAGTGGTCATACGACCTCTCATCATAGCCTGTGCTTGTGGTAGATCCTCTGGTCTAATACCATATTGTGCAAGGTTTTCACCTTTCATAATGTCATCAAACCTTTTAGTAAATCTTTCTAGCTCTGTATGTGCAAATGTTAAACGTAAAGCATTTATACTTGTTTTAACAAATGGAAAGAAGAACTGACCGCCTGGAATATTCTGTAATGTCTCAAATACCTTTAGATTTGGAGGTAGTGCTGTAGTAAGTGCAGCCTCATTACCTGCCATTTCAGCAGCTTTATCTGATACTACATATCTATTATTATCAACAATAAATATATCATCTCTAAATTTATCTTCATACTTTTTAGCATACTCAACCATATCAAAGATACCTGTTTTACCTTCTTCTATAGCTTTACGAGCAGCTCTTTGACGCATTTCTAAACGACCTATAATAGTTCTAGCAGCAGCGTCTCCAGATCCCATAAGGTTTACACTATATCTAGCAAAAGGGCTAGTGTTAAAGTCAACTAAACCTTTTAATGCCATATATGCAGCCTTATCACCTGGTTTTCCGTAGGCATTATAGTATTTTTCTAATGCAGCAAACTTCTGTAAGTCTGCTTCTAAGTTAAATTTAGAAGTATATGTTTGTGGTTGTCTATTTACACCTAGTTTCCAGTTGTGCATAAACATCTGTAAACCTTCAGCGTATGCACCCATAAGTCCGTGCATTTGTGTTAGTGCAATCAATGCCTCATTCTTGTTAAATGAAGTAGTAGCTCCAACAAATGCCATAAATGGACGTAGTGTTGCTATAAGGTTTGTACTAAAGATAGCTTTGACTGGGGTTGTAATAGCACTTAGTAGAGAGTTATAGTATACAGAACTTAACTCTTTCATAAATCTAGGTGTTATATACTCACCATTTACACGAGTTCCAAGTTTACGTAACTTAATACTACTTGGTTTAAATGGGTTCATAGCATAGCGTTCTAGATACTCATGTATATGTTCTAGACGTTGTACTACACCACCACTTAATCTGTGCATTTCTATAAGATCTGCAGCCTTACGTGGCCCCATCTCTCTAGTAATCTTACGTAGATATTGGTTATACTGTGCTTGGTCACTTATAATTTTAGCTATACCATCGTTAACATTCTTAGTAACATAATCATCTAACACAAAGTTTCTTTGTTGTAGTAGTGTGTTACCACTCATGTACGCTAATTTTTTTTGCTCTAAAAGTATGACGTTTACCATATCATACATTTGATCTAACTGACGTGATATATCACCATGCTTAGTAGATCTAGATAAAGTCTCAGCTGCAGTGGCTACAGACTCAATTTGTTTTGCTAGGGTGTACACTAATAGCTGTGATGCAGCCTTTTGCGGGGCTGTCATTGTCACTATCGCATCTCCATCGTGCATCCAAATGATTCTATTTTGTTTGTTTTGTGTCAGATAACGTCTCATATTATCTGCTACATCTTTACCACCTTCAGCTAAAATACCATGTAAATCGTCTGTTTGTCTAAGAATAATATTAGTAATTTGTTGTCTAGACATCTTACGACCTAACTTGTCTAGTGCCCCGCCTTCTCTAAAAATTTTTCCTGTCAAATCTTCGACTATTTCTTTTAGATATTCCTGTACTTTTACATCGCCCCTACTTAGTTTTTTAAATGCAGCTTCTGTAGTTAATTGACTATTACTTGCAGGTACACCATCTATGTTCTTCATTTGGAAGAATGTTTCCTGTAAGTTACGTTCTAAGTTTTCTGCAGGACTACCTTCTCCAAAGGGTCGCCACGTTGACTTTTCTACATCTCTATGTTTCATATAGTCAACCCAGTTATCTGGCCCATAGGCTGCTAAATCTGATAACTGTTCTAGACCTGCTTTAAACTCTGGATCCCATCTATCACCTGCACGTTGACCTATTCTATTAGCTAAATCATCTAAATCATTGAGTGCCATTTCACGTATAGCTGGCTCAGACATTTGACCAAAATCTAAACTAGGGTGTTTAGCTTCTAATGCTCTCATATATGTTTCATCAGGTTGCTCACCCTTTCTTAGTAGAGTATACATTTCATAATCTTCATCTAGTAGATGTTTTTCATTATACTCTAATCTAAAGTCTCTACCTAGTATACCACGTTTATCTGCCTTACTTAAAGCTCTCATTTCACCTGCAGCTATAATATCTTTAGCTGTAGATACTTGATGAGCTTTCTTTTGTTCTTGAGTAAACTTAGCGTTTGCCTCATCTATAGACATACCACCTCGTACAGCCTTATGTGCTTTCCATGTGTTTCTTACAAAACCACCTAAAAAGTGACCTAGTACATTCATACCAGCACCAGCTGTTACTGACTTCATACGAGAAATCCAAACAGTATCTTTTTCTGGATCTACAGCTAATGCTTCTGCAAAAGGTATAAATGGTGCATGTTGATTAACAAGGTTTGCAATGTTAGCTGTTTCAGAGCTTTGCATAATAGCATCTGCTATAGTACCTTGAGCTGCTACACCTGGAAGTTTAGAGACATAGTTAATTGTTCTAGATCCAAACTTACCTATACCTGCAGCTCTAGACCCTTTGTACAAGGCTGTACCTAATCTAGTACCTGCCTTAGCTAAACCAGTAGTAGCTGCAATCTTACCGCCTATACCACCTGTAACGGTTGACAGTAGACCAAACTCTACTAGACCTCTAAGTAAGTTACCATAACCAGAATTGTTTTCTGGCACAGTGTTATCATCTAGATCCCACCATGCACCAGACTCATACTGTTTACTAAATGGATTGTTCTTATTATCTTCAACACCCATAATCTTATTAAGACCAGTTTTAAGAGTGTCACCAGATAAATCAAGAAAACTACCTACACTATCTATAGCATCAGCACCACCACCAACTATAGCCTTACCAGTTTCTGATAAAAACTGTAAAGGACTGTCTGGTACAAACCCTTGACTTTTAGCAGCTCTTTCTTCTTGTTGTTTTGCTGCTAATTGTTGTTGGGGTGTAATTAGTTGCTGATTAGTAGCATCTATTTTATTTTGTGAGCGGGCAGCATCTTGCCCTCCAACATAACCTACAAACTCATCTTCTGCAGTCTCAAGATCGTTGGTGAGTTCTGTAGCTAAAGTTAAATCATCTTCGTTCATTCTTTAAACTCTCCTATGTAAAATTCTGGACGCATAATTAATAGTTTGTATACTTCATCTACAAATTGATCTTCTATACCTTCTTTAATAAATCCAGGTATAAACTTCATTTGGAAAGACTCTGGGGGTGCTGTTATACCAGCGTTATCAGCTGCTTGTTTCTTTAATGCGTTCCATTCTTTTTGACCGATAACATTGATAATATCTGCTACAACCCTGTAATCTTCTGTCCATGTTGGTGGAAATACTTTTGAGCCAGCACCTAAAATCCAAGTTAAGTAGTTTGTAGCTTCTCTACGAGACTCTATAGATTGTTGTAGTCCCCAGTTTATGTCACCTTGACCACCAGACAGTAATGAAACAATATTAATTTGTGATTGTTTTTTATTTATATTATTTTGGTATTGATTATAAGAGGCTGTTGTATAATTTTGTCTACTTCTAGTAGTAAAGTCAACACCTTCTGTATTGTTTCTTATCTCTTCTAGTTCTGCTTGAAGATCATCAACAGTTTGTATTTTAAAGTTTCTAGTAGCATAATCGTAAGCTGCTGAGAACCCTTCTTCGTTTTCTATCTTATCAAAGGTTTCTTTTTCTAATTTAGCAGTTTCTATTGCTTCTTTATTAATAGTACCTTCTAATTCAGATAATTTATAATTTTTACCGTTAAATTCTTTAAACTTTGATAAATCTAGTTCAAGCTCTTTATCAGACATAATATCATAAGCTATGTCATAATTAGCTAATTTTGCACCGTTACTATTGTAATCTGCAAAAAACTCATTACCCTTAGCTTCAAACATTATGTCGTTTTTCCAACGTCCAATGTTTTCACCTCTTGCTAGTGCGTAAAAGTTTAACAATGCTGTTTGTTTCTTATCTACACCTACAGTTGCTTTAGAAATTAAAATATTACTATGATGTCTAATAATATTATCCCATAGCACTTCAGCTTCTGGATTTACAGACCCATCAGAGTTATATAAAAAACTATATTCTATACCTAAATCTTCGGCATACTGTTTAACTGACGCACCATCTATGGTAAAATTACCTTCATTAAACTCATTTTTAAAAGCATTAGTCAAATATGATATAGATATTAAACCATTTCTATCAATTACTTTTTCTATATGACCGTTTTGTATTTCGATCTTATCATCTCTAGTTAATAAGTTTTCAACTTGTGCCACTTTTTTTAGATGAGGAGCTAACTGATCTATTGTTACTTCTTCTAAACCCATAGTATTTCTTTCAGCGTTCCATATCTGTAGTGCACTAACTCCTGTAGCATCTTCCTTAGCAGCTTGTACTGCAAACTCTGGAAATGAATTATATACATCTACACCATCAATAGTTACCATTTCAGGGTTAAGAATACTTGTTTTAGTTTCTACATCTATGTTATAGCTACTTAAAATGTTACCGTCAAGTACACTTCCAAAATCTTCGCTGTTTAAATGTGATGTAACGTGTGATGCTAATTTTTGTGCATTATCCTCTATAGTTTTATCTACAGTTGGCAACCATGCTGATTGATTTACAAACTCAGTTAAACCAGAATCACTTTCTAATAATTTTAATCTATAGTCACGACCACTCTGACTCGATGCACCAAGCCAATGATTAGCCATTACCTGTTCGTTTTTTAACTGAGGTATGATTTGTATAATCTCATTATAAGCATCTGCTAATGCAAGACCACGTAACTCTTCTATATCTGTAATATTAGCATATTTAGCTTGCCAAGTAGGATCATTCATTAGAGTATTACTTCTAATTAACAACTCGTTAACTGACAACTCTTCAGCAGCTTTGATATATAAAGAATTACTTACAATATAATCTTTACTGTTAGAATAACCACCTGTAGCTTCTTCTAAAAATGCAGCTGTAATTTTTTCACTATAACTCGCAACCACATCTCTATTATCTTCTAGATAAAGTGCTTGACCTGGTTTTTGTATAATACCTTCTTGTTGATACTTATTAATAATTTCTGTGCTTATACCTTCTGATATTGCAACTCTCATAGGTATAATTGTATAACCAGCTTTCTGTAACTCTTTTATTTTCTTTTCAGATTCTTTGGTATCTAATTGTGAAAACTTACCAGTTAATGCACTATTATATAGACCATCTATTTTGTTACCAAAGTTAGTATCTGGAAGGTAATAATCACTATTTCTAATTGTTAAATATGCTTCATTAAATGCTACTTGATCTCCGTCAATATTAAACTTTGAAATAGCATTACGTAAATCAGCCTCAAGCTGAGTTTCTGTATTGTCTCTAGTTTGTTTAAACTCATCAGCAATCTGTTTGTTAACAGCTGCAACAATATCATCTTTGTTAAACTGGTTAAATTCTGTTAAAGGTTTTACACCTATAGCAGTTTTAAATTTCATTGCTTCAACACCAGACTCTTCATCTCCTAGTAAGATGTCAAGTAAAATGTCTCTAGAAACTGCGTTAGGTATATCAACAAGAGCGTCAACTAAACTACTTCTTAATAATTGAGAGGTAGCAGAGTTAGCTGTTTGACCTTCTGGTACGCCTCTATTATTAAAAGATGTTGGTACATGATTTAGAAAGTGTTGTATATTATTTTCAATAGCTGTTTTAAGTTTTAAAAAATCTTGATATTCTTTATAACCTTCAGCATTTTCATCTGTTACAACTGGAGGAATTTCTGTAAACTTAAATTCAGTAACAACTGTAGTTATATCATTACTAAAACCATTTAATTCCTGTTCAGCATTTTGTATTACTGACTTATTTAATTCGTTAGCAGCCCATTTATTAAGTATTTCAGCAGCAGGTTCATTTAGATATTTATTTAAGTATCTTGCATTTATACCATCTAGACCATGTTTTTCTTTATATGCTAGAAAAATGGCTTGATCCATTTTCTTTTTAGTTTCAAGGTCTTGTGCAAAATACTCACTAAACCTAATACCTGTACCTTCAATAGGTTCTAAAGTTACTGGATCTATTTCTGGTTCTTGAAAGTAACTATCATCACCTGATACTGTTGCATTAAGATGAGGAAGAAAACCATTACCTACTTCTGCTAAATATGCTTTAGTATAACCTATACCCCAGTTACCCCTTTTCATACGGGCTTCGTGAAGTTTTATTTTTTCTTCTAAATTAAGAATCCTTTTTTCATTTTCTGATTTTTCAATCTCATCAACAATTGTAAGGTTCTTATCTCTTAAAGTACTAATTTCCTGTTCTATAGCAAGGGGATCAAAAGGGTCATTAGCAAATGCATCTGCACCTTTTTCTTTTTGACCTTCAATGTATTGTTTACCAAGTACTTTAGCACCTGTTTGTAAAGCTGAGTTTAATGACTGGCTAAAACGTGCTAACTCTTGAATTTCATACTCATCTTTCTGTCTTGCTATTCTATCTATTCTTCCTAACTCTTCAATTTGTTGGGAGCTTGCCCCCGCAAATTCTTTTACACTTTGCTTCCTTTGACTTTCTAAAGCCTTAGCTAAAGTTGCCTGATCTTTTGCCTCTCTATTAGAGACATCTCTCTTGGAAGAAAATGGAGAAAAACTTGTTTGTCTTTTGTATGCCATTTTAATTAATCTTTGAGTCCACCATATACTGATACACCTGCACTAAATCCACTAAGTAGTGGCCCAAGTATAGATGGTTTTGATGGAGGATTTTGTTTGATTGGACGTATAGTTTTAAATGATGCAGTAGGTGCGACAGCAGCAGATGTAGATATGTTGTTGTAAGCTGTAGTATCTGCAGAGTATTGATCGAGGTTGACACCGAACTGTTTAAGACCGTAGGATTTAGTAGCATCAAATACAGTTGCATTTAATTGTGCTTCCTGCATACCCATTGTTCTTTCAGCATCATCTAACATCATACCTAGTGATTGACCAGACTGAGCTCCACTTGCTAATACTGTACCTTGAGCTTGTATTGCTTTAGCTAAGTTTTCTTGACTCTTAAACATAGCTTCAGTTACTTTTTCTCTTAGTTCTTGTTGAGCAGTTTCACCAGCTCTATTGGCTTCTATTTGATTTATTTCTCTCTGCCTAAAGAAGGCTTGACGAGAGGCAGCATCAGCTTTTAACTGAGCTGTAAATACTTCACCTTTACGTTGATCGTTGTAAGCTGAAATAGTTATATCGTTTAAGTACTTTTGTCTAGCTATTTGATTGCTACGATTGACTGCATCAACTTGTGCTCGATGTCGTCTGTTTTGTTCGGCAATACCAGTGACAGCTGTACCAATACCTGATATAACTCCTAATGTGATTGCACACATGGTTTTATAAATTGTATAAGAGGGACGTTATTGTAGACATAATAATTTACAAAAGTAAAACCTAAAAGTTTAAGTAATTTTATATGGGCATCGTTCCGCATATCTGCTTGGTTACATAAATAAGGATTGAGTAAACTGTTTATCCAGCGTTTTGCTTCCTTTACAAATGTATGAGGATACTCTGTGCTGGCATCAGTACATAACATCCATATTATATTGTGCGGGGTTACACCCGCCACTCCAGCAGCCTTGCCGTTGGGAACCTTAAAAAACACGGAATATGCTGAATTGTAGTAAGACTCTATAATAGCAGCCTCTGCACATAAACCTGTAGTTTGTTCTATCTCACGTCTATCTTCATAGCGTAAGTTCAGACCTACACTTAGAGCTAACTCTGGTGTGCAAGTCTGAATATACTTACCTTCGTACATGTCGTTTGTTTGAGTAATTGCCGTCCCAGCTTCCTGAGATTATGGCGGTAGAAAATGGGTCTGGTACTTGTATTTGTAGTGTATATTTTTCGTTCTTTCTTTGTATAGGTACTCTAACTCTACGTGCTAAATCTGCAGGTGGTTTATCAAACACACTTGAGTTTGTAAACATACCAGACTCAAACTGCACATAATCATCTATATCTTTAGTAATATTACCACTAGAATCTACATATTGAAATGGTGATGTAAGATGAAACTCCATAGGGCCACCTACACCTAACTCAAAAGTTATAGCAGATATACGTAGCTCACCCTCTGTATCGTAAGCATTATTACCTACGTTAAAGTAATATGTAGGTAGTTCAATAGTACTTGTGTACTTGTAACCTACAGCTATTTTAGTTAAATTTGCATCTGGAACTACGTTTATATTATTAAATGTAACTGTACCATATTGAACTCCAGATATAGTAACACTACCTACAGCATCAGCTTGTCTGACTATACCAGCAATAGAATTACCATTACTGTCATTACCTTTTAAACCTACCATAACTAAATTTGTAGTGTTTGCAGGGACGTATGGTATACGTAAAACTATTTTTTCTTGACTTGTAGTTGTTTGGGCTGAGCTAGTTATGTGGCTAGCTATAGTCATATTATCTAAATGTGCCTCAAACTGTCTTGCAGTGTGTAGTGGTGATCCTACCTCAGCCGATGTACCACCTAGTACATAAGCTCTAGTAGAGTCAGCATCAGCTACATATTCATGTCTACATAGTTTATAGCTACCATCATGTAGTGTAACAGTAAAGAAACTACCACCTGTATATAACATGTGTTGCATAGTTCCTGTTAAAGTCCAGCTATACCATGCTGATTGCTCACGTTGTTGTCCAGTATTGTAGTATTTGTAATGATATACTGTATTATCACCTTTTTTACCATAAGTAGTAATACCTATAGCTGCAGAGTTTGCAGATTTAGTTATATCTTTTGGCAAAAATTCTGGTACAACTCTTGTTTGTTCTAGTATGTTAGGAGGTGTAGAATCATCTAGTATGGTAGCTTCAAACGCTCTAGCATACGCAGATACATTAGATGTAAACAGTACGGATGTACCAAGATCTACAGGTTGTATAGTTGCATCACACTCGTAACTAGATATTTTTTTCAATCTAACAGTTTTTGCACTAAATATATCTGACTCTGTAAATAACATAAATTGACCATTATCACTAAACATCATCATACCTCTTTGTATAGGCAGAATATGATTAATAAATGCAGGTTTTACATCAGATACGGTTATGTCTATAGGGTTGTCATCACTGGTAGATATAGCAGATACTATAAAGAAATCAAAGTATTGTCCAGGCTTACTCATTACAATCTGTTCGCCAGAAATCATACCTAATCTGTTTCTGTGAAAAAACATTTCTTGTATGGTACTACCAACAAAAGTGGGAAATGGGTTAGATGTATCATCACCTACCTCTCTGTTTTTCCAGTAGTTTTCAGTACTACCCTTACTAGCTTCATCTAACTTAGTAAAAGTAAATGTACCATTACGGTTGTTTATCAAAGCATGTGGCATTGTTGCGGGGTCTAAACCCAATACCATAGGGTCACTACTAGATGAGAAGTTGTGAGGTCTAACACATTCATTATAACTACCAGCACCAGACACACCATTATTAGCTTCAAATTTTACATAGTAATCATCTGTATCTAAATCAGCAGCATTTGATATTTGTGCTACATACCCATGTTTATTCATAGCAGGTAGTCTACTAATATCTTGTGCTTTTTGACCTATAACACTCATGTTTTCGTTTACAGCACCACCGAGAAAGTTCACACCATCTGCAGCAGATCCATTCATAAATAGACCACTACCTATGACTTCAGCTGTCACGTTAGCAAGACTACTATTTACAGAAGATTTAAGTCCATTTAAAATGGTAGCCATAGATATAGTACCATTGTCTGGATTCTTAGGTGTTTTAAAATACCCTATACCAGAAACTCCTTCGTATGTTGTCACTGGTTCTACAGCTTCAACTGATATACGATAGGTTTCACCCTCCATAGTTACATCTATAAATTTACCCTCTGCTGTAGTTTTGTTTGTTTCTTTTATAAGACCGCCATCTTGTAGTGTTACTGTAGCTGTATATCTAACATCGTAATCTTGTACGTATCCTAAAAATTTAGTTTCATCACTTGAATCATTATCTTGATAAGTAGCAGTGTTGTTAGCAATATAACTGTTACCATTTACTTGTAAACTACCTTCAATATTTTCACAATTACTATTACTTGAGGAACCTGCTATTGCACTACCTCCAGAAAATGACCAAGTTAATGTACCAGATTTACTTTGATCTTCGTTAGTGTCATCGAAGGTTGGCCCTTGAGGACTACCTCCAGACATCCTATCTACCTTTACAGAAGTAACCCTGAAAAATGTATTGGGTGATGGAGCTGTACCGCTATATAAAATGTATTCAGTATTGTAAGCAACAGTATCCAGCCTAGCATATGAATATTCTCCGTTGTTAATTGGTGTAAATGTGTTACCTGTAGTACCTACAACTTTATTAGGGTTAGCTATAATTGTGTAGTCTTGAATTGTGGTAACTGCATAGGGTGATGTAGCTCCAGCTAAATATTGAAAAAGAGAATCTCCGCTAGAATTTGTCAGAGATTTTTCAGTACCATCAGCTAGATCCCATACTCTTATAGGCATGCCACCACTGTTAGATGGTGTAATTTGTATTAAATATTTTTCATCTCCATCTCGTAATATCTCATACCAATGACCAGATGAGGTAGCATTAGTAAGAGTCCCAACAAACTCTGCAGGAGGACGTTTTTTAAGACCAAATGTTATATCTGGAACGGCATTATCACATACCCTTAACTGTCCTGGAAATTTTATTTTATCTGGCTGTTGTGATACACCCCCTAGAAAGTTTGGGATACGTTGATTAATTTGTGCCATTACATTCTTCTTAATACTTTAAATGGTCTGTATACTGTGTTAGCATCTTGTTGATATTGGAAATCATTAAATATATTATGATCTTCCTGCTTACACTCATACTCTAGTGCTAAGGCTCTTAGAGAGGCTTCATCTGCCTCAAGTAACCTTGATGCCTGTGGGTTGTTAACCATACGGTTAGAGGCGATTCTGGATGCTCTAGCGGTTATATAGTCTTTAAATGCTTGTGGTAGATCTTCAAAATCTATCATCCACACCATATCAAAATATAATTTATCACAATTTTCAAAAGTAAAAGTATGACCTTTTTTATCATACACTTTTTTTACACCGTTATCAGTACGTAATACTACGTTGTAGTCCTTACCATGTTGGAATATATTAAGATCCATTTGTAAAACATTGTTAGGAACTATAACTTGATTATTAGTATCGGTGTTGATAGGATACTCATTCTCTGTGTTGTATGACCATCCCTCAGCTTGTACCTCACGGCAGATTT